GGTGTCAAAGCATGACCCCGCACGAAGACCCGCTCCACGCCATCCGCGGCATCGTCTGGGCGACGCCCATCTCGATCGCGCTCTGGGTCATCATCCTGCTGCTCGCGGGGCTCTTCCATGGCTGACGATCTGAAACCAAACACCGCCCGTGCGTTGGGGGTGCGCCTCGGGGGGCGGCCGGCGAAAGCAAGCCGCTCCCCATTTTTGCCCGACGACCTGCCTGCCGCATTAGCGAAGGGCGCAAAGCCTGTGCGCAAGCGGATCCACACTGTCTCGACCAATGCGTCCGAACACCAGATCCAGTGCGCCGTCGCGCGCTACCTCGACCTGGCATTGAGCGGGATTGATGGCTGCATCTGGTGGGCCGTGCCCAACGGCGGCACGTTCGCCTCGCGCATCGACAGCAGTGGCAAGCGCGTCAGCGTTGCTGCCGCGAAGGCAAAGCGGGAGGGCCTCAAGCCCGGCGTCTCGGACATCATGATCCTGTGGGGCGGGCGCCTCATCTGTATTGAACTCAAGACAAGCACCGGCCGTCAGTCGCCGGAGCAAAAGGAGTGGGCCGACAGCGCAACGTGCGCCGGCGCTGCTTACTATGTCGCCCGCTCCGTGGAGCAGGTGGAAGAATTTCTGGACGCGGCGGGGGTTCCGCTGCGGGCACGGACAGGAGTGCGGTAATGGGCAGGAAACCGCTTCATATGCTGTTCATTGAACAAGCTCTCGCTCAAGACACTAACGAGTGCATCGTCTGGCCGTTTGCCAAAACCAAAGACGGATACGGAACTACCGCTGCATGTGGAAAAGGCACGACTGCGCATCGCGTCGTGGCGATCTTGGCGCATGGTCAGCCAACTTCTGCGCGGCCACATGCTGCCCATCTTTGCCACAACAGAGCCTGCATCAATCGCAGGCACATTGTCTGGGCATCGCGTCAAGAAAACTGTCAACACAGCGTGGCGGATGGGCGCTTCGGAAGAGGTACACAGATCGGCAGCGCAAAGCTGACAGAAGCCGAAGTGCTGCAAATCCGTGCACTGAGCAAAAACATGAAGCAAAGCCAACTGGCTCGACAGTTTGGCGTCAATCAAACGGCCATTGGAAAAATCCTGCGCGGCGAGCGCTGGGGATGGCTGGAACAGAATACGCAGCAGGTGGGGTCCCCGGCCAATATTGAATAACCGGGAGGCAACCAGGACCGTCTTCGCAGCCCCACCTGTGCCTGCGTATCGAAGAAGGTCCGAAAGTGAAAGGGTCCTTTATGGGACATCTCAACATAATCTCAGCCGACGAGCGGCTGAAGCAACAGACAGGGAGCAAGCTGCTGATCTGCGGTTTCGCCGGGGCTGGCAAGACCAGCCTCCTGCGCACCGTTGATCCGTCTACAGTCCTGTTCCTGGACATGGAGAGCGGCGACCTCGCCGTTCAGGACGTGGCGGTAGACCAGCTCTGCCCCCAGACCTGGCCGGAGCTTCGCGATCTTGCCTGCTACCTCGCAGGCCCTGACCGCAATGCTGCGCCGACAGACCCCTACAGCACAGCGCACTACGAGGCTGTCTGTGAGCGGTATGGCGGGGCCGAGGCGCTCAACAAGTACACGACCTATTTCGTAGACAGCCTGACCGTGGCGACCCGCATCTGTTTCAAGTGGGCGCAACAACAGGCCGAGGCGCACAACGCAAAAGGCGAGAAGGACACGCGCGGAGCGTATGGCCTGCTCGGACGCGAGGTCGTGACGTGGGCGACGCACCTGCAGAAGGCCCGCTCGAAGAACGTCATCTTCGTCTGCCTGATGGACGAAGTGAAAGACGATTTCGGGCGCGTGTCTTTTGCTTTGCAGACAGAGGGGCAGAAGATCGCCCGCGAGCTGCCGGGCATTGTGGACGAGGTCCTCACGCTGGCAATCATGCGTCCTGACGACGGCCCGTCCTACAGGGCTTTTGTGACGCAGGCCGATAACGAGTGGGGCTTCCCCGCGAAGGACCGCTCCGGCCGGCTGGACGCCCTTGAGCGCCCGCACCTCGGACAGCTCCTCGCAAAACTTAACGGCAAGACGGCGCAGATTTCGACGCCCGCAACCGCCCTGCCGGCCACCCCTGTCTCTCTCGAAAAGGAACTGACCTGATGACCATCTCATTTAATGACGCCAAACCGCAACAGTCTGGTGACTTCGACCTCATCCCTGACGGCACCGTGGCGCCCGTGCGCCTCACTGTCCGCGGCGAGAAGATGACCAAGGCGGGCGACGCCCGCATGCTCGACTGCGAGTACATCGTGACCGCTGGCACCTACGCGAAGCGCAAGGTGTGGACCAACATGATGATCACATCGAACGGGTCGGACGGCCATAACAAAGCTGTCTCGATCACCATGTCGAGCGTCCGCGCGATGCTTGAGTCGGCCTATGGCATCGCAGAGGACGACAAGTCGCCCGACGCGATGCAGGCCCGGACCATCAATGACTGGGCAGACCTCGACGGCCTGGAGTTCGTGGCGAAGTTCGGCATTGAGAAGTCGAAAGACCCGCAATACCCGGACAAGAACAAGCTCCAGGCGGTGGGCGTGAAGGCTGCCGACTATGCAGGCTTCAAGCCGGGCAAGCCGAAGGTGGCCGGGTTCAAGCCTGCCGGCGCGGCTGCAGCGTCTGTCACTAACGGTGCCAGGCCGTCATGGGCCTGAACCTCGATCCCGACACGCGCGTCTCGGCGCGCCTGACGGATCGGCTGGCAACGGAGGCGGGCGCCGTGGGCGTCCGTCTCTCCACCAGTGTGGCAGGCGCGCTGGCGCAGGCCCTGATCCGAGAGTTCATTACTGCGCGTTCGGCTGAGTGGTCGGTGGGCCGAAAGGTTCCCTTCACCGGCAAGCCGGATCCCGAAGCGCTTGGCTTTGCCGAAGCCTCCCTCCCGTCCATCGCGGACGGGGCGGGGGAGTGCGGCCTGCCGATGCACCTGCCAATCGGTGACTGGTCGAAGGCCCAGGTGGCGACGCTGTTCGCCATCGCCCACGACCAGATCCGCGAGCAGGCCGCGCGAACGCTTGAGATTGCTGACAGCGACATACCCTTTTGAGGATCGACCTATGCTTGACTTCAACACGAGCGCCCTACGGCGTTCCGCTGCCGTGGAGGACATCCACACAGCCATAGACGCCGCGCTGATCAAGGGCGCGCAGACCGAACGCCGCCGCACCTACGTGGGTGCATCCTCGATCGGCGGGGGATGCGAGCGCCGCATCCAGTACGAATACCTCCAGACCAGTCCGGACCCGGACTATGTGCCCGAGGCGCGCACGCAGCGGATCTTCGCACGCGGTCACATGACCGAGGAGCTGGCCGTGAAGTGGCTGCGGGACGCGGGCTATGACCTGCGGACACACAAGCCGGACGGCAAGCAGTTCGGTTTCAAGACGGCCAACGAGAAGTTCGCAGGTCACTGCGACGGCATCATCATGTCCGGGCCGGGCATCAAGACGCCCTGCATCTGGGAGCACAAGGCTTTAGGCTCGAAGAGCTGGAAGGCTATCGAGAAACACGGGCTGACCAAGTCTAAGCCAGAATATTGTGATCAGATCGCGCTCTACCAGGCTTACATGGATCTCACCGCGCCGGCGCTCTTCATGGCGACGTGCATGGACGACATGGCGATCTACCTGGAGCTGGTCGATTTCGATCAGGGCCGGGCGCAGGCCGCTTCGGACCGGGCTGTGGCGATTATCCTCGACTCGGAGGCGAAGGCGCTCCGGCCGAAGGTGTCGGACGAGCCGGATTTCTGGCTTTGCAAGGGGTGTTCGTTCAAGTCCCGGTGCCATGACGGGAGGGCTGTCCTGTGATCGATTTCAACTCGCCTCAAGTGCCTGAGTTCACGCACGTCGCCTGCAAATGCCAGACGACTGAGCTTCGCCAGAAGACAACCCGCGCCGGCCGCATCGAGGTAAAGCATCAGTGCCTGACGTGCGGAAGCACAGTTGGCGGAGCCCTGCCTTTGACTGCCTTAAGGGTGAGGCCGCAGGACCATCCCGAATGGGATCACGGCCTGCATGATCAATACTGGAAAGCCTACCAGGAGGCGCGCGACAAGCACGAGCAGGCGAAGAACCGCGTGTTCTGGGACTGGTACGATCGATACCTTGTCTCTGAGCAATGGGAGGACCGGCGCAGGCGGGTCTTTGAGCGGGCAAACTACACTTGCGAAGCCTGCCGGCAGGCCACCGCCACGCAGGTCCACCACACCACATACCAGCACGTAGGCGACGAGCCTTTGTGGGACCTGCGCGCGGTCTGCACGCCCTGTCATGACCGGATCCACTCGTACCGCAAGCCGTGGGAGAGCGAGAC